ACCTGCGAAGCGGAACGGCGTCAAGCATTTCACTACACAAACCTGCAACCGCTTTGGGCCGAAGAAAACTTTGCCAAGCGGGACAAAGCGCTGCACTCCGGTCTCCCGTAAGGTAAGCTTCACCATGAGAAATAAAGAATTGGAACTGGACCGGCATTTAGCCCCTGGCTTCGTAACCCCGGCGAGGCTGTGGCGTTCAGGCCACAAGCGACTGGCCTTCAGACTCGCAGCCCCTTATAATTCCGTGTCGCTGCTTGCAAGGGATATTTACAAGGAAGGCGTCCGGCGGCAACTAAGCGCTGCATGGGTGCCGCGCCGTGTGTTAAGCTGACGTATGACAAAGCAACGCAAGCGCCAGACTGTTCCAAGTGGAACAGAAAAAAAATTGGTGGGACGAAGAGTGGTTTCTCGAATGGCTGCGACTCGCAAGACACCAGCAATGAAAAAATTCACCGGATGCCAGGGAGAAACGGCTTATGACGCGTAAACTCCCCCGAGTAGTCGAGCGGCCTTTGCAGATGGGACAATTTACGCCCAATGCAAAAGGTCGTGACTTGATTGAACTGGACCCCAGCCTGACACCAAAGCAACACCTGGACACTCTGCTGCACGAATTGATTCACTGTTTCGCGCCTTTCATTGACGAGCCCTATGTCGAGGAAATCGCAACCGGCCTTGCGAAAGTTTTGTGGCGCGAAGGATACCGTCATGGAAAAAGAAAGTAAAATTTTCGTTACCGGTCACACGGGTCTCGTGGGCTCCGCGTTGCTGCGGGTGTTGTATGACCAGGGATACAAGAACACGGTCACCTGCACTCGGAAGGAAGTAGACTTGACAGACCCGATTGCGGTCCGCTGGTTTTTCTCCGTCCACAGGCCGGAGTATGTTTTCGCGTGTGCGGCGCGTGTCGGCGGCATTAATGCCAACAATAGATTTCCGGCTGAGTTCATTGGGGAGAACTTGCGGATTGAAGACAACCTTCTCCGCTACGCTCACGCCTATGCTGTCCAGAAGCTTTTGTTTCTCGGCAGTGCGTGCATCTATCCCAGGGTTGCACCAAACCCGCTCAAGCCGGAATACCTTTTGACCGGGCCACTCGAACCGACTAACTCATCCTACGCGATGGCAAAATTAGCTGGCATAGAAATGTGTCAAGCTTACCGAAGACAATACGGAGATAACTTTATCTCCTGCATTCCCACAAACCTTTATGGACCCAAAGACCACTACTCGCTCGAAGACTCACACGTTATACCTGGAATGCTTCGCCGATTTCACGAGGCGAAAGAGCGAGGGGACCACAGTGTCACTTTGTGGGGAGACGGCAGTCCGGTCAGAGAGTTTCTCTATTCGGAGGACTTGGCCAGAGGGCTCATTATCCTTATGCGTGGCTATTCAGGAGCGGAGCCGGTCAACATCGGGAACCCCGCGAACGTTTTCGAGCTACGCCATGTTGCAAACTTCATCGCCCAAACCGTAGGATACCACGGAGAAATTCGCTGGGATACCACGATGCCCAACGGGACGCCCGCTAGGTATCTGGACAACTCGGAAATTTTAGAGCTTGGCTGGAAACCGGAAATCAGTTTCACGGTTGGCCTTGCGTGTGCATACACGGACTTTATTTTTCGCCAATGAAAAGAGCACTCATTATAGGAATCACCGGGCAGGACGGCGCGTATCTTGCGTCGCTACTCCTCTCCAAAGGCTACAAAGTTTTCGGCACCATGCGCCGGGCAAGCACACCGAACTTGTGGCGGCTTCAGAGATTGAACATTGAGGACGCGGTCACATTGATATATGCTGACTTAGCCGATGCGAACTCTCTGGAGCGCGCCATCGACATTTCAGAACCGGACGAAGTTTATAACCTGGGCGCAATGTCCCATGTGAAAGTCTCTTTTGAAAACCCGGTCTACTGCGCCGACGTGACCGGCACCGGGGTAACGCGGCTGCTGGAAATGCTGAAGAACTCCGTCACCAGATTTTATCAAGCGAGCAGCAGTGAAATGTTCGGCTCGACGCCTCCCCCTCAGCATGAGCAGACGCCGTTTCACCCGCGCTCACCTTACGGGTGCGCTAAGGTCTTTGCCTACAACTCGGTGGTGAATTACCGGGAGGCGTATGGGATGCACGCGAGCAACGGAATCCTTTTCAATCATGAATCTCCTCTCCGGGGAGAGAACTTTGTCACCCGGAAAATCACCAAAGCGATAGGCGCAATCCGGCGCGGAGAGCAAGACGAGTTGGAACTCGGCAATATTTACGCCCGGCGGGACTGGGGCTTCGCCGGTGACTACGTGAAGGCTATGTGGCTGATGTTGCAGAAGGAATCGCCAACGGATTTTGTCGTCGCCACAGGGAAGCATTACTCCGTGCGGGAGTTCGCAGAGGCAGCGTTTAAACACGTTGGCCTGGACTGGAAAAAATATGTGGTGACAAACCCGGACCTGTGCAGGCCGACTGAAGTTGACGACCTGCTGGGGGACGCGACCAAAGCGGCGGTGCTGCTGGACTGGCGTCCCCAGGTGACCTTTGACGGGCTTGTCCGAATGATGGTGGACGCGGATTTGTAAGGTTGACTTATTAGTCTCTTCAAGAGACTATTGGAGGATGCCGTGGCGCTCACGTTATAAAAAAGCGCTGCAATTTTCAACACAGCAAACTAATCTATTGTATGACTGAAGCTCCGAGCATAATGCTCTTTTTGATTGTGGCCGCTGTCGCCTTCGCTGGCAAGGTGGTCCTGATTACTGGCGCGGTTTGGTTTCTGATGCGCCAGTCGAAACGGTTTTAATTCTTTGAATTTGCGGGGTATATCAAGGGTCAGATAGTCGCCCTCATAAGGCGAAGGTTGGTGGTTCGAGTCCTCCTCCCGCAACCAACTTCCAGCGACGCCAAGAGCAAACTTGGACCAAACCGTTCGCTAAAAGCAGAGATGGAAGCTGCGAATAGCTGCCTCCGTGCTGTGGGATACGTATGCCCGAAAGCCGACCAGCAACGTAATGAACAGTCGCGACGCCGCTCGCCGGGGCAGGCATCAGGAATGCATTCGAATACTGAAATCGCGAGCGGTAAAACTCCATCAGTCCTCGGCGTTAATTTTTCGAGCCTGACATTTTCTTCCGGAGGAGAGACTACTTAGACGTATGGCACACACATTCTCAACGGCTGAATACAACAAGTTGGTTGCGGCCTCGCAGGCGATGACCTTGACGAGCGCGACGGAACTTCCTTTCGATTCGACTATCATCGAGCGAACGGCAGTGGTTGCAGTTTCCTCCGGATTCGCTGCTTCGAGCGGCGCGTTCCTGGAAGCTTGCAAACTGAATCCGATTTCCACCTTGCTGAATTTCATCGCCTTCATCGGCAAACCCTAACCGGTTATGTCTGCGGCGGCTGACCTGGACGCCCTCATTGCTGACTTCGGTCAGTATGGGGACTTGATTACCACTGGCGACACAGTGGACCGGATGCAACGCGTCATCGTGGCACTTTCTGACGGCACCCTTAACCCAGCAAACAGCGACCTTGGGATTGATTCTATGAATTGGCTTTGCAAATTAATTAAGTATCTCGGCTCCAAGGTAGCAACTCCTCCAGTTATCGGGGTGAGCACTGACCTAATCGGATACAATTTATACGGGGACGCTCCGGGTATGTCCAGCGTGCTCACGTTCACGATGACGGAAAGTCTCGGCGGATTTTTCCTTGCGTTTTTTGCCGGGCTCCTTGAAATCCGTTTTCCGAATCTCACGCAGATAGACCCGTTGAACGCTCAGAACGGCGGCAGCGGCATCACCATCACAGACAACGCTATTCTGAAGACGATTGACTTTCCGTTGCTTACGACCGTGGGGGCAGGAAACAATATTTCGATTCAAAACAACGGCGCGCTGACGGCGGTGAACCTACCAAACTTTTTGCCGGGCAACGGGCAACACGTAATCATCCAGAGCAACTTTTTGCCGTCTGCCCAAGTGAACGCGATTCTAGCGCGGTGCGTGGCCAATCCTGCTTTTGTTACTGGCAGTGTCGGCCTTCAGCAGAATATCCCGGCTCCTCCGACTGGCCAGGGCATCGCGGACAAAGCAACTTTAATAGGACGGGGAGTCTCCGTCTTTACGGATTGACCGGGCCACTGAATAATCAGCCCCAGGTAATACACCTTAAATGGTGAATAAGCAGCCCTTCAAAGTGATTTGAGGGGCTTGCTATTGCCGGACGGTGTGCGAAGCTTAGACATGAATGAAAAAGAAAAAGCGGCTCAGGCAGCCCGAGAAAAAGAATTCCGAGACCGGCTCGCAAGGGCCGCGCAGATTCGGGCCAAGCGCAACGCGGACGTTGCCCGGCTGGCGGCGTTCTACTGTGGAAGGCCGGTGACCCTGTGAACACGATTACCTTGTTGCTAGTGCTGATTCTCGTTACGTCCCCCGGATGGTCAAAGCTGGCTGACGGGATGCTTTCGACGGTCTGGACCTTAGTGAAGCTGGCCTTTTGGCTCGCTCTGACCGGCGGGATTGTATGGCTTGTCGCACGTTACTGGGAAGGGATTCTAACAGTGCTGGGGCTGGCGGCGGCGTGCATCATAACCCAGTGCGTTTTTGTCGGCCCCCGGCTGCTGCACGACTGGTTTAGCCGAAATCCGAAGCGCTCCCTCGCTGCCGAAATTTCAGACAAAATTCATCGCACGTATTATCAATGAAAACTTTTGCGTATCTCCGCGTAAGCGGACACTCTCAAATCGACGGCGACGGCGAGCGGCGGCAGTGCGACGCTGTCGTGGAATTCTGCCGGGTGAATATCCTGGATTTGCACTTCGAAAAATTTTTCGATGCTGCGGTCTCTGGCACGGTGGATGGTATGGACCGGCCCGCGCTCGTGAAGCTCTTAGCGACCGCGCAACCCGGCGACGCAATCGTGGTTGAGCGGCTTGACCGGCTCGCCCGCGAATTGATGATTCAAGAATTTATTCTGAAGGAATGCCGCCAGCGCGGGATTAAGGTTTTCGCGACTGACCAAGGCGGGCTTTATGACCAAGCAAGTAATCAGGCCGACCCGACCAGGATTTTAATCCGGCAAGTCATTGGAGCCGTAGCGCAGTGGGAGAAATCCGTCCTCGTTATGAAGCTCAAAAAGGCCCGCGACGAGAAACGCGCCCGTGGTGAATACTGCGGCGGCAACACTCCCTACGGCACCCAGCCGGGAGAGTGGGAAACTTTGAACGCTATGCGCACGTTGCGCGAAGCGGGAGAAAACGACAACACGATTGCAGGCACTTTGAATGCTGGCAATTACCGAACCCGGACCGGCAAGCTCTGGAAACAAAAAGGCGTGCGGCAGATTCTCAACGGATGGGGTCTCCGCTCGCATCGAAAGGACGTAGCAGTATGAGAGGCGGACGGTTTCAAGAAAGATTGGCCAGCCGGGCGACCGGACTGGACGCAGTGGACGAGGCGAATGCTCTCCGCAAAGAGCAGTGCGAGTTGCGGCTCGCGCGCATCGCGAACGGCAAGGAACCAAGTCACCAAAATGGCCCCTGGCCTAGCCATAGCCAGGAGAAAGGGAAACCAATGAAGTAATCATCGTTTAAACAGAGAACTCTAGCTAGAGCCGGGGCCTTTCGAGGACCGGCTCTTTTTGCATTTTGTTCCTACACTTTGTCGTTGAAACAGAGACTATAGAGTGTATATGGTAATCCTTGCTAGTATTGTGGGGGGCGTTGCCCTCCTTGTTGTCGGCGCTGTATCTGGTGCTATTGGCGTTACCCTCTTCTACCGCAGGAATGCGGCGAAGCAGGCGCAAGTCAATGTCATTGTGGACAAAGCCGCGACCAAACTGTAACCAAATCAACGGGCGCTTGTAAGAAAAACTGCCTAGTTTTTGTTACAGCCCCGCCTTTAATTTTATGAACGTGTTCCTAGTTTACAACCAGCGCCACCTGGAGGCGCTCCGGCTGATTGCGCAAAGCTGGACGGCGAACGGATGGCGCGCCCGGCTCTATCTCCCCAGGACGACCCCCAGGCCAAAGCGCGGCTCCGTTATGATGGATTCGCGGGTGGTCAACTTCGGATGCCGCCCAGGGCAGCGCCGGAGGATTGCAGTGTATGGCCGTAAGGGATGGCAGCGCGCGAAGCTGGTGAAGTTCCCGAGCGGGAAGCTGGACCAGATTTTGACCTGCGGGCGCAATGTTACCACATAAGCCAACGCATGACGCCGCCCTCGCCGTCGCTGCGCTACTGCACAAGCAGCAGCATATCGACGCCGCCCGGCTCGTGTCCGATTTCGTGGGCCTTCCGTGCGCACTGAAGCCGCAGGACGACCCGGAAAAAGCGCACCCGATTCTGATTAATTTTCTGCACTCCATTATGGAGGCGAACGGAATGGAGGAAGCGGCGCAGATGCTTTGGTCTCCAAACCAATTTACGCCGGACCCGCACTCCGTGAAACAGGTTTGGGACTTGTTCGCTACGGCGGACATGGGCCTCATCATGGGCGCGGCCAAAATGGGCAAATCCTACGGGATGGGCGTCCGGCTTTTTCTTGAATGGGTCCGGGACCCGGAGTGGACGACGATTCGCGTGGTAGGCCCCAGCGAAAACCACCTGGAGCAGAATCTTTTCTCTCACATTGTAGCGCTGCACGCAAACGCAACTCTCCCGATGCCCGGCCAGATTGGCGACCTGTTTATTGGAATGAACCGGCGCGATTTGCTCTCCTCGATTTCCGGCGTGGTCATCCCGAAGGGGAATGTCAAAAAGGCCGGGCGACTTCAGGGGCAACACCGGAGACCGCGTCCGCAGCCTCACCCGAAATTTGGCCCTCTCTCACGACTCTTTATTTTTCTCGATGAAATCGAAAATGTCCCTGATGGTATTTGGCTCGACATTGACAACGTCCTTTCCGAAATCGAAGCGAAGGGCGTGGGCGGATTCAAAATTTTTGGTGCTTATAACCCAACGGATGCCTCTAGCAAAGTGGCTCAGCGCGCGGAGCCTCCCGCTGGTTGGTCAAACCTGGACGAGGATAAAGATTACCGATGGAAATCTACCCGTGGGTGGGACGTGGTCCGCATCGACGGGGAGCAATGCGAAAACGTTCTCCAGGGCCGGATAGTTTACCCAGGTCTCCAAACGCAGGAAGGTCTGGCCAGCATTGCCGCCAACGCGGGCGGCAGGAACGGCAGCGGCTACCGGACGATGGGGCGCGGCATGTATCCGACGATGGGCCTCGAAGCTACCGTGATACCGCCGGGGATGCTGGACAAGTGGCGCGGCGAGTTCATTTGGTATCGTGAGCCGGAGCCGGTGTCAGCAACGGACCTTGCACTTGAGGGCGGCGACGACGCAATTCATATCGTGGGCCAGTGGGGCCTCGCCAGCGGAATAAAACTTCCTCCGAGTCTGGAATTTCCGAACGGGCGCAAGGTGATGTTCAAAGGGCCGAATCCTGGAGACCGAGTTGTCCCCAGGTGGGGCCTGCAAGCGAACCAGCTTTTCGTTCTCCCCAAGGGGGACACCGTCGCGATGAAAAAATCTGTGCTCGACATGAACCGCAAAGCGGGAGTCAAGGCGGAGTATTACGCGTGCGACCGAACCGGCCACGGCGCAGGCGTTGCGGACCTTATCAAATACGAGTGGTCCTCAATCATTCACGACGTGAACTATTCGGAGGGCGCGGGCGAAGAGAAAATAATGTTGGAGGACTCAAAGAAAGCAAATGAACAATTTGAAAGAATGTATTCAGTCCTGTGGTTTGCGATGCGGCAGTGGGGAGAATTTGGGTATCTCATGCTGGCTCCTCAACTTGATATGTCCAAGCTTTCTCAACAACTCACCAATCGACGCTTCCGGGTCCTCAACGGGAAATCGAAAGTGGAAAGCAAACGCGATTACGAGTCGCGCGGATTTGGCTCGCCTAACGAAGCGGATGCGCTGAGCCTTTTAGTTCACGCCGCCAGGAAGGGCAGCGGAATCATTTTGTCCATGCGCGGGAAATCGGTGGACGTTCCTGACGGGGTGGATGACACCGACGACTGGCCAGTGCCAGGATTTTCTAATGGAGTGAGAATCGACGCTACCAATATGTCGGACTATCTCGATACCAGCATGCGGCAGCCCGGTTCAATGGAACCAATTTTATGAAGACACTCAATCCAAACGTGTATCCGCACGGCGGATATTATTTTTTAGACAGCGACGGCGCGCGCCTCTTTGGCCAAACGTGGCAGGGAGTCATCGCGCGCGTGATAGCGTATCGTAAGCGCGCCGGGCTGCCCCCAGGTGACCCGCCCAATGAAGTTGTAGCCCAAGCGTGCCAGCGCAACCCGGTCCTCTGCCGGGATGACAACGGGCTTACTGCGGTCCAGACGAAAAAGGCATCGCTGAAGACCCGCGTGATTCAATGGCTGAATAAACTGAAGGCCGACAAATGGAATCAATTTGTGGACACGCAACTTGCCCGCGACCGCGCGCAGGTGTGTGCCGGGTGCCCGAAAAATACTTCGCTGCCCGGTGGGTGCGCCTCTTGCAAGGCCGCAGTCAAAGTGCTGCGGGAGGAAATAATTCAGAAGCGCTTCCAGGACGGGCGGCTGCACGCGTGCGAAGTGCTGGGAGAAGACCTGCCCACTACCGTTCACCTGGAAAGCCAGACGGTGGACAATCCGGAACTGCCCGGCTGCTGCTGGCGGAGGCGCTCAATATGATTATGCTTTTTCTAACCTTCGTAAAAGCGTTTTTCCTCAACCAGTATGCAAAATGGTATGGCTACGACCCTATCGCCCCCGCGCACGTAATCACCGGGCGGGGCCGAATGTGCGAGGGCTGCGACTTCGCGAAGGAGGGTGTTTGCGGCAAGTGCGGCTGTCTGATTATGGCAAAAGTGATGCTGGCGACGGAGAAGTGCCCGGTTGGAAAGTGGAAGAGGGTGTGGTTGCCAAAACAGCGCCGGGAAGAGACTATTTGAGGACATAATATGCCGTCACCTTCTTATCAACCGACCGCAGGACTTGGCGGCGTAATGCCTTACGCTCAAAACTACCTGGGCTCGGTCATTCAATCTCCCATGCTCGACTCCAAGGGCGAGCCGACGCAAAAAAGCATTCGCGATATTGGCATGGCTCGCGACGTGGTCAAGACGGTCATCATGGCCGGTAGGAATCGGTCCATCGTCAACTCCCGCATCCTGGCGAAGTATAATGCGGAGCGTCCTTATGACGCCTACAAGCTGGAGGCTGAAGGACTAGGCTGGCGCTCGAACTTCACCACGAAGCCGTTGCCCTCGATGATTGAAAAAGTGGGGCCGCGCTTCGTGGCCGCAATCGACGGCGTGAAATATCTTACCAACTCCGCCCTCAGTTCCAAGTGGCAGAACGCGACCGAGAAAACGGAACGCTTCCGCGCCGCCATCACCAAGGTCTGCCGGGGCCGCAAAGGCTGGCGCACCCTGATAGAGGACATTGCTTTCGACAACGCGCTTTTCGGTCACACCATCGTCGCGTGGCTCGATGAATATCACTGGTTCCCCTTTCACTTCAAGCAGGACGAAAGCTTCGTCGCGGACGGCACCAAAGCAGACCCGCGCATGGCTCAAATCTGCGTGCTGAAGGAAGTTTTTCTCCCCCATGAACTTTTCGCCCATATCAAAGACCGCGAAGCTGCTGAAACGGCTGGCTGGAATCTCAAGAACACAATCGACGCCATCAATCGCGCCAGTCCAATTCAAATTCGTGACCGGCTCAATGTGGGCGGCACCTTGGAGACGTGGTATCAAAACGCGCTTCGGGAACTTACTATTGGTGCAAGCTACATGGCCGGGAATTCGGTTGTGGTTGTCTATACCCTCCTGGCGCGTGAAGTATCCGGCAAAGTGTCTCATTATCGAATGGCCGGGCCGGAAATGCTTGAAATCTTTTCCCGAGATGACCGTTTCGAGTCAATGGAGGATACGGTTTCGTTTTTCAGCTTTCAGAAAGGTAACGGCACTCTGCACGGGTCAAAGGGCGTTGGCCGTGACATTTACGAACTCGCTGGGATGATTGACCGCACCCGCAACGAAGTTGTTGACCGGCTAATCATGAGCGGCAAAACTATCGTCCAGGGCGACGTTAAGCGAATTCACACTTTCAAAATGTCCGTGATTGGCGCGACCTGTATTTTCCCCTCCGGCTGGGATATTCTGGAGCGCAAGATGGACGGAAACGTGGACGGCTTTTTGAAGCTGGACGTTTATTTCAACCAGTTGGTCAATCAGTTGATTGGCTCTACGTCCGTGCCGCAGCAACAGGGCGGCGAAGCCATGAGGAGCCCGGCGGCGTGGAATCTCCTCGCCCAACGGGAAGAGGAAGGCCAGGACGTTCGAATCTCCCGCTTCCTCGAACAGTTTTCAACGATGATGGGCACCATGCAGAAGCGCCTTTGTGACTCTGAGACCGACGACGAGGATGCAAAGCTGATGCAAAAAGAGCTTCTCCAGATAATGACCCGAGAGGAACTCGACGAACTTTCCGAGCAGGCCGCTTCCGGCACAGTCAAGGATTTGACGCCGATGCAGCGCCAGTTGATTGTGTCCGTGGCCGCAGAGAAGAAAGGCAACCCGCTTTACAATCAGCGCGCCCTCGAAGTGGAAGACTTGACCGCGCGGGTCAGTTCTGATTTCGTGGACAAGGTTTTGCTGCCTGATGCGGACCCGACCGAGCACGCGGAGAACGACCGGATGCAAAACTTGGAACTCGGCTTGCTGATGCACGGGCAGCCGGTGCCAGTTTCCCCCAGGGACAATCATGAAATCCATTTGAGCGTCATCATGCCAGCCGCGCAGCAAATCGCGCAGCACATTATGGATGGGCAGATGACTACTGAAGTTCTCGAAGCAGTTTTCGCCCACATCAACGAGCACTACAATAACGCAATTCACCAGGGCGTCCCCAAGGACAAGCTGGCGGACGTGGCGGAGTTGGTGAAGAAAATGGGTCCCGCCATTCAGCAGTTGAAACAGCACGACGCGATGGCCGGACAACTTTCGCAGATGCACGACGCGCACGCGCAAGGAGCACTTTTAAGCGGCCCTCCTCCGGCACCCGGAGAAGCGGCCCCCGTAGCTGGTCCCCCTCAACAATAACAAAACAGTGTTACCCCAATGGAAATACAAGCTGGCCCCTTAGACTGGACAACCATAGACGAAGAAAATCTTGCGAAGTTTCTGGACACAGAGACGGGCAAAAGATTTATTCCCAAGCTGGTTGAATCCGCTCCGACCCTCCTGAACCGAGGGCATGTCAACGCAATCCTCATTCGCTCCGGCGAATTAAGGGGCTACCAAATGGTGGTCCAAAGTATTTTAGTGCTGGCTCACCCGGCACCTAAAGTTGAAACGAACGACGCGACCGAATACGTCCCACTCGAAGACGACTCGAAATGGAACGACGGTCAAAAATTAACCCCTGAGTAAATATGCCCGACCCTGTTGTAATCAATCCCTTGAACCCGCCCCAGGCGGATGCTGCCGCGCATAACGCGGAAATCGCCGCGCGCCAAGCTGCGCAGGACGCCGCCGGTCACTCGACCGCTGGCAAGCCGGGCGAATTCGAAGAGGCTTCTTCGGCGCTCGACAAGCTCGCGGCGGCAGTTCCGGAAAAGAAACCGGACCCGATAATCGAACCGGCCAAGTCACCGGACCAGTCATCGGCCAAGTCAGCGGACGAGTTGGCCGCAGAGAAGCAGGCCGCAGACGAAGCCGCTGCCAAGAAAGCCGCCGACGACGCTGCTGCCGCTGCGAAGAACGAGACCACCACTCCGGACCCGCTGAAGGAAGTCCAGGAGCCCGAGGGCGCGAGCCAGAAGGCCCGCGACAACTGGAAGGCGCTGCGGGATAAAGCCGCTGCTGAAATCGCCGCTCGCGACACCAAGCTCGCAGAGGCGCAGAAGAAGCTGGCGGAGTTTGAAGAGCGGACCAAGAATCCGACGCCGGAGCAACTCCAGAAGGAGAAAGAACTGGAAGAGCTTCGCCTTTTCCGCGCCAAGCTGGACGTGGAATTTGACCCGGCCTTCAAAAAGTTCGACACCCAGGTAGCGCAGAACGAGGCTTTCATCTACGCGCAACTGATGAAGTCCCCGGCAGTGGGTGCTGATGTAATCGAGCAGATTAAGAAATACGGCGGGCCGGACAAGTGCAATCTCTCGAAGCTTTTCGAGTCCATCGCGGACCCGACACTTCAGCGAATTGTGGAATCGAAAATCGCGGAGAACGCGCAGATTCGATACCAGAAAGACCAAGCTCTGTCGGTGACGAAGCAGAACATGGAGAGCTACCTGAAGGAAAAGGAAAAGAGCTACATTGACGCCGCGACCCAGCACACGACCGTCACGCAGGGCGAGCTTACGAAATACCTGGGCGCGCTCGAATGGGCGAAGCCCAAGGAAGTCACCGGCGACGACGCCGCGAAGGCAGCCGCTACGGAGCATAACAAGTGGTTGGAGAAGGTGCAGGCGGAAGTGAACCAGGGTCTCCAGGACGATTCGCCGCAAATGCGCGCCGTCCTCCTGACGAGCTACGCGAATATGTGTCGCCTTCAACGCGACAATGCGTCTATGACTACTGAATTAGCAGCGCTGAAGAAGGAACACGCGGACCTGTCGGCCAAGTGGACGGCTGTGAAGAAGGCGGGCACGTCCCGCCTGCGAGAAAGTGGCGCGCCTCCGGGAGGAGCACTGCCCCAGGCGAAGCCCGCAAACCAGTTCACCACACCGGCGACTGAATCCCTTGACAATCTGATGAAGACTGTCATGGAAGAGCGCGCGGCGAAGGGGCAATAACATGGTCGTTCCCTCCGACCACGGGGCGGGAATTGTGCCGATTGCGGTTTCGCCGCCCGGCGCAGTCACGCCCTTGCAGAAAAAGATTTTTCTGGTCTCCCCCTGGCAGAAAAATCTTCATCCGCTCACGGCTTTTTGTGTCGCTCAGCTACATGACCGGCGACGGACATACTCAGCGCTCAGCTACGGCGACGCTTTTGTGGCCCACACGCGTAACACCTGCGCCGACCAATTCCTTAAATCGGATTGCGACTGGATGCTGACGGTGGATGACGACATGATTGTGCCTTTTGGAAACGCTGAGTGGTATAAGCAGTATTCCCGGTTCAATTTTCAGGAGAAATTTATGGCCTGGAACGCAATCGACCGGCTGTTGAGCCACGGGAAGTCACTGGTTGGCGCGCTTTACAAGGGAAGGCACCCGGACGCCAAGATGGTCTACAACGAAGCGGGCGCAAACCCGAAGGAAGACGCGCACGCGAAGGCCGGACCGCACGACATTTGCAAACCGACGCGCTGGGTGGGCACCGGCTGCATGCTAATTCATCGAAAAGTGTTCCTGGACATTGAAAAACGCTTCCCCCGGCTCGCGCGCAAAGGCGACGGGCTCGGCGGGAATTGGTTCACCAGCACGGAGGCGAGTTTAATTGATACGCTGACGAAGCTGAAGGACGGTATGAGGGGCAAATCCTTGACCGGCGTGGAGGCTTATCAACTCCTGGATGGCCTGGAGCATGCCCTTGCTGCGGCAGCGTTCGAAAACCCGCTGGGAGTGGGCGAAGACGTGAGTTTTTGCCTCCGCGCGCAGGCCGCAGGACACACCCCGCACGTAGATTTGGGTCTGCGGTGCGGTCACGTTGGAAATGCCATCTATTAATGAACAAAATTCTCCTCGCACTTCAGTTCTGGCAGGGCGACAAGGACGCCGCAATCAAGCTCGCTCACTATTTGGCGAGCCTGGAGCCGAAGCACTGTGAAATTGCTGATTTTTTGCTCGTCCAGCGCTTCGATACCGTCGTGTCTGATGAAGACCGCAAGGTGTTAGACACCCTGTCTCGAAAATTCAACCTTTACGCCTACCGGAGCCGCCGAAAGGGCACCGGATGGCCCAACGGGTGCAACGACCTTTGGCGCTCAACGATGGAGTGGACGGCTTCGATGATTCTGGCGAGGAAAGTGCCGCACTACAAGGCAATATTCTGTTTCGAGGCAGACGGAGGGCCTATTTTTCGAGATTGGGTTGCCCGGCTCTCGCAGGCGTGGGATGACGCCAACGCAAAGGGGCCAGTGGTGCAGGCCGGGCCTATGGTTTCGGGTCCCGGCATCAATTTGCACATTAACGGCAACTGCATGTTGTCCTGCGACAAAAAATTTCTGGATTTCCTCACTCGACGCATCGGCGAAATCCCGGTTTGGGGTGGGTGGGACTACCTTTATGCCGGTGAGTTCCAAAAGCGAGGATGGGCCAACGTGCCCGGCATGCGCAGCTATTACAACTCGCCGCATTTTTCGATTGAGCAATACCGGAAGATGCGCGAAGAGAATTTAATTTGGGTTCACGGCGACAAATCAAACGACTTGATTGAGCTTGGAAAACTTTACATGGACGTTCCTATACTATGAATGAAAATACCCTGGTAACAGCGCACGGCTACGGCGGCGACGCGCACCAAATAAAGTTGCTGTTGCCCTACATGCTGCATCATCAGTGCCCGATTGCGGTTTTGTCGCCGGTGGATTCTCCCATTGGGGCGCTCCAGGTCTCCGTGCGCCGGGAAGTCAGTTTTCGCTCCGCAGGCAAACGCGCTTACATCGGTCAGGACTCGCTCGACCGGCAGCGGCTTCAGATGGAGCTTTTGTTGCGCCACTACCCGCAAGCGTGGTTTCTGATGAATGACTCGGACTCCGTGTGCCTCTCGCCGAAAATCCCGGACTACGTTTATCAGGACCCGAACATAGTTTGGTCAAATATCGTGGACGATTCTAGCGTGCATCCACTTTCAGAGCGCCACAAATACGACCCGGCGTATCCCTGGCCGCAACTCGCTTTTCAGCCGCCGTATTTCATGCACCGAACGGCAGTGGAGAAAATCGTCGCCGTGGCGGATTCAGTGAAGGCCGATATTCGAAGCCCGTTCATTGACTGGTGTATGATGGCGTGGACAGTGCGCGCCGGGCTCGCTTACAAAGGATTTCCGGACGGCGCGTCCTGTTCGACCAGCGCGGACCCGCACGGGCTCCAGTTAATGACGGAGCTTGTCCGCGAGAAGGGGAAAATTTTCGTCCACTCGGTGAAGTCTATTGAGCCCCTCCTCGCCATCGCGCGCGCCCGGCTCGCATACAAGCAAGCGCACGGCATTTCTTGAGCTTGACAATTTCCTCTGGAACCGAGACTACTTTCTGACGCCTAAAAACGGTCTCCCAATCGGCGGCGGGGGGAACGGCCTAACAACGGTTCAATGGCCAAGAATCGAAACTGAGTCTCCAGTCATATTGAGACGCCCGATGAAGCGGGGATAAATCAGCTTCTTGTTAGGAAACTTTTAGTATGGCTTTTTTCTGCGACGACCCGAGCGCTCTCTCGGACATTGCCTCCAAAGATACAAACCGTATCGTAGGCACCATTGCAAAGGCACTCGCTGCCAATGCTCCTTATATGAACGTCATCCAGGGCGGAGTATTCCCCTCTGGCACGTCTGACGCGATTCGTTCCGTGGTTCAGATGCAGGCGGCTCCTGGCGATTCTCTCGCCATCCCGACCTTCGTTTGCGACACCGACATTTGCGGACAGACCGGTCACCAAGACCTGACTGACACCGTGGAATTCACCCTCCGCCTGGAATCGTTCCGTGGCCGTGGTCCGAATATCTGCGTCAAGAAAGGCTACGCCGCTTTCAAAGGCAGCTACGTCATGGCCGAAGACAGCTTGAAAAAGCTCGTGGTCCAATACATCAACGCCGACATTCGCGCGCAACTGTATCTCCGGTCCGCCAGCAAGTTCACTGCTAACGCCAATTACGATTTCAACTCGCTGTTCACCGGCGGGCTCGAAACCGACCTGGGCGTCAAATTCGCGCCCCTGTTGCCTACCGGTCCCATGACCTTCAAGGCTCTGCACTTCATCGCCCGGTATATGCGCGAAGTGCTTTTCGCGGAATGGTATTCCCAAGACCAGGGCATGCCGCATTTCCGTTTCATCGGCGGCTCTGACCAAGTGGAATATTTCCGCTCGGAAGTTGGCGTCCAGAACGTCATGGTTGCTCTGACCACCGGCGGCTACAAGATGGGTGAAACCACTCTGACCGCTTATTCGTTCGAGCAGTCGCCCGCTTACCGTGGCATCGCCTTCGGCGTTGACCAGCGGCCTCTCCGTGCTACCGGCTTCAATGCTGACGGCACCCTGGCCCTCGTTGACCCTGTGACCATCGTCGCTAATCCGGCGCGTGGCGTGGCGTTCGCGAAACCCAATCCCGCTTGGCTGAATGCAGCCTATGAAGTGGGCATCCTCATTGCTGACGGCAGCTTTGAACGGCTCGTTCCCGAGAAGTATGTCGGCGAAGGCTCGTTCAAGTTCGCGCCGCAGCTTCACATGGGCGAGTTGGAATGGCACTACCAGATTGACAATCAGTGCAATCAGTGGGGCGATTTCGGCTGGCACAAATACCAGATTACCCGTGCTTACCGGCCTCTGCGCCCGCAGCACATCGTGCCGATTCTGTATAGCCGCTGCACTGCGGACCTGGGTCTCGTGGCTTGCGCCAATCCTAGCTCCAGCAACTTCAGCGGGGCTGACAGCTTCGTAGACATTGGGGTTTGCGGAGACAATGAGTCGCCGGTCATCGGGCCGGGCGTTCCGACTCTGTAACCGCTCTTAGGGGTAGGGGAACACTGAGGGGCGGCAGCCAACACTGCCGCCCCTTTCATCAACAATCAATTTTTTCAAGTTAGACCACTATGTCAGACACAACCTTCAGACAGGGGGACAACCAATACAATATCCTCCGAAAAATTCTCGATACGCTAAACGGCACAGGCGGCACCGGCGGAAGCACGGGCACAACTGTCTCCGGCAATGTAGGCGTCACGGGTAACGTCACAGTCGTCCAGCCTACGGGCTCGCAACTCAACGCTGCCGTAACCGGCAACGTGGGCGGCAAGACCACTGTAATCAAAGACACGTCCGCAGTCACAGCAGGCGCATACAGCGCGGGCAATGCAGTGGGCGGCAAACGCACTCTAACCGGAGCGCTTACTTCGGTAGGCACCGGCATTTTAGAGTCCATCATCGTTCTGGACCGGGCCAATCAAAAGGCCGCTCTGGACATTTTCATTTTCGACGCAGACCCAACGGCTGCAACTCTCGCGGACAAAACCGCATTCGTTTTTTCTACTGATGACCTGAAAGTCATAGCGCACGTTTCCGTGGCGGCTGCTGACTACGTCACCGTGAATAGCAAAGCGATTGCGCACGAGACTAGTCTGGGCATCGCGCTCAAAGCGTCCGGCACCACTCTGTGGGCTGCCGTGGTCACTTCAGGCACACCGACCTTTGCGGCGACCACCGACGTTCAAGTAACCTTCGGCATCTTGCAGGACTAATGCCTAACCCGGTAATAAATCGCAGACCCGGCGGAAAGTTTCGCTGTCCTGTGCTGCTCACCGGAGGGCTCCTTCTCGATACGATGGAGTCTTATACGAACGGTGCCGCACTTAACGGGCTGAACCAAGGAACCGGCTGGTGTAAGACTGCGTCCTACGTGGACCGGACAAATTACGTTGGGATTGTATCCCTCGACACGATGGAGTCCTACACAACCGGAACCGAATTGATTCCGCTCAGTGGCGGAACTGGATGGCCCGCTTCGTATGCCGGAGACAACGCGCTACCGAGCATTCCTGCAACGATGCTTTCATTTGTTGGGGAGACCGTCACCATAACCGCGACCATTACCGGAACGGGAATTCCTCCCCTTTCGTATCAATGGAAAAAGAATGGAATTGCTCTCTCCAACGCAGGAGAATATTCCGGAGTGACTACGCTGACCTTGACTATCACCGGCTACGCGTCTGGCGATGATGGAACATACACCTTTGAGGCGACAGACAACATTTCGCGTATATTCGCTTCAAACGGATGCGTGGCAACTAGCAACACTCGCGGGGCAGATTGGGCCGCGAGGGTGCAAACGAACGGAGGAGCCGCCCCGGCTGCTGGCACGGTAACCGCGATTAACACTTTTTGGTCTGCGGTGATTTCAGCGGGCATAGTTGGAAAAATAAAATATTTGAATATTATCGCGCCCGATAGTTTGATTGCATCCTATACTCCCCTAGTGGTGGGCATAGGGTTGGACCCCTGGGTGAAGAAAGTTGTAGGAACTGGAGCAGGAGAATCTTTGACGGTAAACGGATTGCTAAGTTCGGCTTCCACAACGAACGGTAATGCATATGACACTGGCGTCACACCGAGCGCAGTCTCATCTTTCAATACGGGGAATGGCGGCTTATGCGTTTATGTATCGGACCCCGTGCCTACAAATACACCTAATTCCATAGTGGGGTCTTTCGACGGAACATCGACGGGTTTTCTAATCGTCGCATACGACGGAGGAGTTGCTAGGTCGTATCTGTGGTTTTCTTCAATAAGTGCAGTGGGCGCGCACACGCAGGTTGGAGGATTCTACGTGTCAAGCCGGACGGCGACGAATGTGCATAATATTTACTTTGCTAACTCATCCGTTGCGTGGGCGTCACTTGGGTCAAATAGTTCAGTAAATAGCAACGTGCCTTTGGCGAATAAGGTTGCGGCTGGTGGTGCCCTTTCCACGGCGACTTATGGCTGCTGCCCCCAGAGGATTTCTATCGTGGGAATTATCGACGGGCTTACCACGACCCAGGGGCAGGCGTTATATAACGCCGTCCAAGCGTTGCGAACATCATTCGGCGGAGGATTCGTTTAATTTTATGGCTTCTACAATAATCACGAGAACAATCAGCGCGGTGACGGAGACTGCGGTTAGCATGGTGAATTCGTCTTGGGCAAGGCCCATCACGCTGCCTTCGACGTGGTCTAAGGTTCGCGTAGGTGTTCGGCTGCATATTGTTCCGGGTAGCGCGTTGGACTCGTCTGTCCATCTAGGTCTCGGGCTCGGTTCGGGAACGGCGGCGATTATCGGAGACGTTTCTACCACGAATTTTATCGGGGTGGTTTGGGGCGGAAATTGGACCAACGACGGTTCAAAATTTACCAATATACAGCCGTTTCCTGCTACGCGAGTTGGCACTACGCTGACTCTCGGAAGTGCCTTGGACAACAACAATACGAAATTTATTTCGGGTAACGTCGCGGCTACGGCTGACCGAGTATTGTTTTTTGTAGATATAACCAAGGGTAGCCCCAATTTTACTATTGATACGTTTGCCGCTACTGCTGCGGGAGACCAATCCGCTGCTACGTTTTTGGCACAAGTGCAATCAGGAGCGCCCGCGTTAGTGGGATATAGTTTTGCAACCAACGGAGCAAAAACCATTGCGTTCAGTGAGTCCAACGGCGTGCTCAACACCGCACAATGCTGGTGGAATAATGCTTCGGCTTCCCCTGAAATTTGCGACCTAGCAGTCGTGCTACTCGCCTAGCGTATGAGCAATCCGCAGTTCAATGACCGGCTAATCACTCTCGCAGGAGTGAACATCACTTTACAAGGCATTCACGATGTTATCACGAAAATCACTCCTATCATGTCCACCCTGCTCATTCTTGTTCAGCTAATTGCAGGGCTCTACACCATATATCACATTGTCAAAGGAAAGTATGAATCTAAAGAGCGTAAAGGCGTTTCTTCTCGCCGCCGTCGTCGCGATAAGCGTAGTAGGCTGCACCAGTCTGATACCGAAGCCCGTTGAATTTTTCCAGGACAAGGTTCATAAGGTTCCAGCGGCTACTCAGGCACAGAAAGAATTGCAACGAGAGGCCGCGCAAAAGGCCAATGAGCGAGCGGCTGATACCCTGCACGCCGCTCTGGTTGAGGGGTCTAGCACTAATATTCTTGCCCCTGCTGTGGAGACTGAAAAACTCACTGCGGTCGTGGCGGAATCGGTAGGCGCTCCCGCGAAAGCGACGGCGAACCTGGAGACCGACAAGCTGGTCAATTCGCTGCGCGCGCAGATTGCGAAGCTGGAGAAGAAGGTGGACGCCTTCGCGGAAGACAATAACCAGAACGCCGGAAAGAAAATTGAAGGCACCGGCTTGATTTCTGTTCCATATTTTCTATACGCCGGTGGCGTAGTGCTGGTGCTGTTTATTTTCTGGCATCTGGCAAAAACTGCACTGACCGTTGCATCGGCGGCGAATCCTGGGGCAGCCGTGGGCGTTGGCGCGATGAATGTCGCTGGCACCCTGGCCGGTAAGGGATTTACCCAGGTGGTCAACGGCGGCAAATCATTTTTGACCTGGGTGGAAAAGGAAGTTTCTGACCCTGCGCTAAAGGCGAAAATCGCAGACGCTTTTACGACGGCGCAAAAGACTGCGCAAGACCACGACGTGAAAGCTGTGGTAGACAACTTGATTAAGTAATATGAGCGACACGCACAAATGTTCGAACTGCGGCGACGACGGCGACCGCAAGGAAAATTTCCTCGACGGTTGCAGCCGGGAAAACCTGGGCTGCGAAAATCCGTGCGGCAGGGGTCCGCACAACTCGGCCAAGTGCGAATCACTTCCGAGCCAAATCAGTAATTTCACCACGCAATTTTTCGGTGAAGTAATCAAGACCGAAGTGGACGGCAAAGTGGTCTGGTCTCTGCCGTGCAGCCTCGACGTAGGTCTCCCGGCGAACCCGCGCGGAATCGACGAAGGTCTGGCCTGCTATTTCCTCCGCCTGTTCATGGATGGCATCGTTGGCCTGAAGGGCGACAAAGGCAACAAAGGCGACCTAGGCACGAACGGCAACAACGCCTACACGGTGACGCTCTCCTCGTTCATTCAGCCGACACTCTCCGCGCCGACTGTCGCAGTCTACACGGCGAACAACCCGGCGATTAATCTGACCGGAACGTATCTGTTTATCGACACGTCCGGGTGGTATGTGGTCAACAGCGCAGACGGCGCGGGCACGCTTTTTCTTACCTTGGTTCAGGCGCTCTCGTCCGCACCGGCAACGATTGCGGCTGGCAAGCTGGTCATCGAGTCCGGCGTCCCTGGCCCGCAGGGGCACAAGGGCGACTCCATCAAAGGCGATAAGGGAGACAAGGGCGACCCTGGCACTCCGCTCACCACGAACAACGGCGTTTACACTGCCACGGCGGGAACTAATTTTCCGCTACCGTTTCCTTTTCAGGCGGTTGATTTCATCACGTCTAGTCCTCAATTTTTGGCGACGGACGTGGGCAAATATTTCGTCTCCGTTACCGCGATGATTCTCGCAGACGCGGCGTTAATTACCCTCGCTGATTTCTGCTCTTTGAAGCTCGTTAACGATAGCACTGCGGCGGACGTTGTCGGCAGCCAGCAGACTATCTCCGGATGGGAGACTGCGACGGCGGGCCAGTATCGTCAAATCGTGCTCAACGCTATCGTGGAAACACTCAACCCGAACCAGACAATCACGCTCTACGGCGAGTGCAGCACAGCAGCGCACGCCTCGATAATGTGGCAGGGCACTACGCTTAGCTATTTTCGAATCCAGTAATTTATGGGCTGCTCGAAAGGCAACAAGTCATGCGCCATCCCGGTCCTCCGGGATAAGGAGCACGTTTATTCCAGCCGGTGCAAATCGCCCCGTGGTGGGGCGAAGACGGCAGGCGCGCCGGAATACGTTCTAAAGGTCATAAACCTGCCTGACCCGAACGTGACAAACTAGCAGGAAACAGAGACTATTTAAGACGATGAAAATTGACCAGAGCTTAGCAATGGGAGAGCCCACTCTCGGCAGTCCGCTTCAGGACAGTCAGAACCAGGACAACACTTCTTTTCCGACGTTCCATTATGAGGGCGACGAAGAGTTGAAAATCCCGGCGCACGGCACCATGCTTGTTCACTACCGCGTTACGCGGGTGGTGGAGACGACCACAGCCGCCGGTGAGCACTACGCCTGCGACGTGCAACTCAAGCGGATAATTTCTGCGGAGCCCGAAGTCGAAGCGCCCTCGAAGCGGATGGACGAAGCCGGGGACGCCCTGGATAAGCTGGCCGCTGAACACATGGCGGAAGACGACGAGGACGACGAGGACGACGAGGAGAACGATTAATGTTCCGCGTAGACGATATTTACGACGAGGCCAAAAAAATCATTGGCATCTGCGACGACACCAAACTTTTTCGCTGGTGCGGCGACGCGGTCACCTTAATTTCGAATAAGGCCGACCTGGAAGGCTGGAAAGGTTTCATCGACATTTGCTCCGCCGGTTGCAGCGGGTGCGACAAAATCGGAAGCATTTGCAACAACCCCTCCGGCTGTGGACGGCGCTGTATCACGCTTCCTCGGGAGGTGGAAATGGTTATCGGTGTGAACATCGGCGGGCAACCCGTGCTTGGCATGGCTCAGCTTTTCGAGTTCCATTTGAACGGCCCCGGAAGCTGCCGGACAATCTGCGAATGGAAGTGGATGGACCAGGGCGGCTACCATTTTACTTTTCGTGACCTTGTGCATCCGGCGCAACTTGTCGCGTATCTTCAGACGCCGGAAGACAACGGCAAAACTTTCATAGTTTACGGGTTCGATAGCAAGGGCAATGTCCTGCGCCACACGGAGGGCGGGCAGGTGTTAAACGGCTATCGGGTCCCAACGATTTACGGCGTCGCAGTCCCGGACGTGGGCGCTCCCGAAATTGCGCGCATCACCGGAATTTTCAAAGACCGAACTGTGGGCAATGTCCGGCTCAGCACTACGGATGACAGCGGCACCACCGGCACCCTCCTGGGAATTTACGAGCCGGACGAACAGAACCCGCAATACCGGCGGATTCAACTCAACCGCTCTTGCAACTGGGCGCGCATTGCCTACCGTAAGACCAATCCAGTTTTCTTCAGTCGCTTCGACCATATCGCCTTGAAAAGCCGCGTCGCTTTCTTGCTCGCTATGCAGGCTCGGAAACATTACGCAGACCTTCAGATTGCCGACGCGCACGCCTACGAGGCGGACGCTGCCCGGCTGGAAATTGAAGCGCAGCAAATGAGTGAGCCGCCGTTATTCATGCCGGTGCAGGTCATCGACATGAGCAACCCGCGTGACAAATTCGACTACGATATTCGTTGACATTAAAGGTGCCTCGAATCAAACGAATGTGTGATATAATAAAGTATGACGAATAGTGAAATCATCACTTTGTTTTTTGCGCAGAGTCTCTTAACCATAAAAGAGGACCCAAAAGCCTTTGAAAAATTTAAGGCGCGAACTCATGCACGGGCGGTGCGAGCTACTCCGGAGGGCGGGGCTCGGGCGAAGGCCGCACAGAATAAATTTCGTGGGTCGCCTCAATGGGCGGGCTATGTGGAGGCGCACCGTGAAGAGGCACTTGAACGGGCTAATGAGTGGCAAACAGAAAACCGGGAGCGAGCCAACGCAAACAAACTCGCTCACCATTACCGAAAGTTGGAAAGCTCGCCATCATATCAAATCGAAAAAAACATTCGATGCCGTATTTGGTGGGCACTGAATGAGGCTGGGGCCAATAAGACCGCCGATACCCTGTCCCTGATAGGGTGCAGCGTTGAGGAATACTGGGCGCACCTGGAGAAACAATTTCAACCGGGAATGACGCGCGAAAATTACGGTTCGTATTGGGAAATTGACCACATTAAACCGTGCGCCAGATTTGACCTGACCGACCCAGACCAGCAGCGAGTGTGTTTTCATTTTTCGAACGCGCAGCCCAAAACGGTGTTTGAAAATCGAAGTAAGGGGGATACCTGGAATGGGTGAAGCAGGCTCACGAATCCTCGACTATGACGGCACGTTCTTCCTGGGCGTGGACTCGTCTAATGACCCGTCGCAATGCCGCCTCGGCGCGTGCTGGACGGCGCTGAACATGATTAACCTTGGCGGGCAACTCTCCTGCCGCCCTGGGCATCGTTGCATCGTCCAACTCCCGGACGGCAACCTTCAGGGGGCCGCTGT